GGGGAAGCTCACAGGTCGGCGAGATGTGGGGAAGCTCACAGGTCGGCGAGATGTGGGGAAGCTCACAGGTCGGCGAGATGTGGGACAGCTCACAGGTCGGCAAGATGTGGGACAGCTCACAGGTCGGCGAGATGTGGGGCAGCTCACAGGTCGGCGAGATGCGGGACAGAAGCACTGCAAGAGATTTCAAAAACTGGCCAAAGGTCAAGATCTGGGTATCTCCAGAAGGTACGTTTGAGATGATAGCACACCAGAACAAAAGAGAGGAATAAAAATACATGCAGGAGCAGAAGAAAAACGGAACCTGGGGCGAATTCGAAGACTTTTTCGCAACCGCAGTAATCGCCCAGGCAAAGAGAAGCACAAAGAGATGGTTTACTGCGTGGCTTGTAACTGCGGTCGCTTTACTGGTAAGCAATGCAATGTGGTTTGCAAGCAGATAGGGAGGGAAGACAATGATCGAATGTCATGAGCGGAGACATCCGGCAGCACTCAGTTATGTGGCTGTCATGAGTGACCCAGAGCGGGCAACGGAAGTATACGAAGAACATCAGCAGTACGAAGATAAGCTGTTTTGGCTTGCTATGATCTGCTGGACACTGACAGCCTTTGCGGTTGTTGCACTGGCATGAGTCGGAGGATGTGCCGAACGAACCGGGCGGCGGCGCTGACAGGCGCGAGCCGTTACACCGGGTACGCGAAGCCAAAGAAAAAGGCCGTCAGCTTGACGGAGCTGAACGGCCAACTAGTAAATAAATTACAGTTACAGTTTAACAGAGATGGAGGTAAAAGGCAAGATGGGTGAGAAAAATATGGTTGAGATTCCGTACGAGGACTTTGTGAAGTTGATGAAAACAGCGGGACGCGTTGAATCTGCGTTGGCTATTCTGAGATCGGAAACAGGGATCTATGTTAAATGCCCTGATATGATTTCCATTCTGGACGGAGAAGAAAAGGTAATTCATACCAATGTTACGGGGCAAATTTATGAATAGCCGATGTGATAGCTGCGGAGCAGCAGAAGAAGATTGCCAGGATTGCAAGGCGGAATCGAAGAGAAGAAAAGATCGTCAGAGAGAAAGAGAGGACATTGAGAATGAATTTATACCAGATTGATGCTGAAATCATGAGAGCTTTTGAGGATGCTATGGATCCAGATACCGGAGAGATCGTTGATGCAGAAGCATATGCGGCGCTTGATCGCTTAGGTGTAGAGCGGGACAACAAAATCGAGAACATTCTGCTCTGGATTAAAGATTTAAAATCTGATGCAGATCAGCTCAAGAAAGAAAAGATGGCATTTGCAGAGAGACAGAAAAGCACAGAAAGAAAGTGTGAAAGCCTTACCCGTTATGTTTCCGTGGTTTTGTCCGGCCAGAAGTTTAAAACAGCAAAGGTAGAAGCTTCCTGGCGTAAATCAGAAGTGGTCGTTTATGATGGTGATATTGCAAATCTGCCGGAAAAATTCAAAAAATACGCAGACCCAGAGCTTAAAAAGACGGAGTTGAAAAAAGCTCTGAAAGATGGCGAGGAGATTGACGGAGCCAGACTTGAGCAGAGAAGCAATTTACAGATTAAGTAAGGTGGTGTGCTATGGCAGACAAGAAAAACATTTACGAAACCATCTCAGCTGTTATGGCTGAGATTGGATCCATCGGAAAAGAAAGCCGAAACAGCCAACAGGGGTTTATGTACCGCGGGATTGATGCGGTTATGAATGCCATAAATCCGGCACTGATAAAGCATAAACTTTTTGTTGTTCCGGAGGTCCTGAACCAAAGAAGAGAAGAACGGCAGACGGCTAAGGGCAGCAATCTCATTTATTCTGTATGTACTATAAAATACACCTTTTATGCAGAAGATGGCTCTAGCGTTTCAGCAATCGTGATTGGCGAAGGCATGGACAGTGGAGATAAAGCCACAAATAAGGCTATGAGCGTGGCTTTTAAATACGCCTGCTTCCAAACATTTTGCATTCCAACAGAAGAAATGAAAGATCCGGACTCTGAGACTATGCCGCCGAGTAAACCTGTATATGCAACAGCGGAAAAGCGAAAAATGTTTGCAGATGAGTGCAAAAGAATCGGCAAATCAAAGAGTGCGATACTTAAGGCAATCGGCGCACGGTCACTAGAAGAGCTTACGGTGCAGCAGTTTGAGACAGCAATGGAAGCGTTTGAAAAAACGCCATCGGCAGCGCAAAACAAGGCAGAGCAGAATACAGTGCCGCCGGATGATGCCGGAGATGGCCTGCCTTGGAACACACCTGCGAGGTAGCCTATGGAGTGCAAGGGAAAACTGATAAGCGCAGCAAAGGACTGGGTATCTGGAAAATTCCGGCTTACATTTGAAATCGAGGACGATGTATCCGGTCAGATTGATGGCATAGCGGATAAGCCGCTGCGGATTAAGGCGGCGCACTGGAGAGAAAAGCGTAGCCTTGACAGCAACGCATACTATTGGGCACTCCTGTCAAAATTTGCAGAAGCTCTCGATATCTCAAAACCGCGTGCACACAACATCATGCTAAGAGAGTATGGACAAGTTGATTTATCATCCGGCCATTTGAGCTATGCTGTAATTCCCGATACAGAAGAAGCGGAAAACGACATTTTAGAGAGACAAACATTCCATATCAGACCAACATCAGATGTAAGAGGCGGGAAAGATGGAATCAATTACCGCACATACATTATCCTTAGAGGATCTAGCCAGTATGATACAGCCGAAATGTCACATCTCTTGAATGGCTTGATAAATGACTGTAAACCGTTAGGCATTGAGACAGCCACACCAGAAGAACTGGAACGGATGAAGCAGCTTTACGATCAGAACCGGAGGGAAGATGGCTAAGAGACTTTGGAGCGTTTTTACTGACGATATGGATCACTGCTACTTTACCGGCTCATCTGCGGTAGAGCGGCACCATATCTTTGAGAGCCGACAGGGGTTTAAGAAGAAATCCGAAGCAAGAGGGTTTGTGATACCGCTGCGACCAGACCTACACCCAAATGGGGCAAGATTCATCCGATCGGAAGAGAATTTACAGATTGACCGGATATTGAAACAGATGGCCCAGACATACTACGAGGAGCATTACGGGAATCGTGATGACTTCCGCAATGAGTTTGGCAAATCATATTTATGATGTATAGCCGAAAGGCTTTACATATAGCTCATGGCTTTGATTAATGTGTCACGACAGTATATTGATGCCATTGATATTGCCCCGCACGCTATCTGCCTTGCGGGGCAGAAAGGAGGGCTATGGACTTTAAGGTTACATCTGCCGCAACAGCGGCTGTATATAATGCGATAGGCGTAGGGCGTGAGAATGCCACAAGCCGCGGTGATCTGGTAAGGCAGACGGGCCTACCAGATCGTGCGGTAAGGCGGGCAATCGAAATCCTTAGATATGATCGTCCCATCCTTACTGCGGACAACGGAAAAGGCTATTACATCCCCTTATCAAACGATCAGGGACGGAAAGAAGCTGAACGATGGGTAGAAACACAGAATCGCAGATGCAAAAGCATAAAAACAGCAGAAAGAGGAGCAAAGCGCTTTGCGAAGCAAGGCATCAAGAACGGCCAGATAGCCGGTCAGCTTTCCCTCTTTGGAGGTATTGGAAATGGGTAAAGCACAGAGAGAAAAGGGAGCTAGGGGAGAAAGGGAGCTTGCCGGGATACTCCGTGAGGAGGGATATGACACCAGAAGGGGGCAGCAGTATTGCGGCGCAGCGGGAAACGCTGACGTGATCGGTCTCCCTGGCATCCACATTGAGTGTAAGCGAGTCGAGAAACTGAATCTTCTGGATGCAGTAGCACAGGCGGTGCATGACGCGCTTCCCGGCCTGCTTCCGGCGGTATTCCATCGGCGCGACCGCTGCGAATGGTTGGTAACCATGCGGCTTACCGACTGGATCCAGATTTACAGAGAGTGGGAGGCCGGAAGAGATGAGAGATAGCTTGATTTTTTACAGCAGCTTTGCAAAAGCTATCAAGCGCCTTCCGGACGCAGAGCAGCTTAAGGCACTGTGGGCCATCATTGACTACGGCCTGGATGATACGGAACCGGAAGATGACGGCGGTACATACATGTCTATCTTTGACATGGCAAAACCCCAGATTGATGCCAATATCAAGCGTAAGGCTGATGGGGCGAAAGGTGGGCGTCCGGCAAAACAAACCTACACGGAAGAAACCAGTGGTAATGAAGATGAAAAACCAGTGGTTAAGAAGAAAAAGAAAGAAACAAAGCCGGAAGATAACAGCCCTGTTGTTGGATACATACCGTTGGTTGACGGAACTGAGTATGCCGTGACAGAAAATGCGCTTGCAGAGTGGCAAAAGCTTTACCCGGCCATAGATGCTAAACAGGAGTTAAGGTCACTTATTGGATGGAATAAAGCAAATCCGACCCATAAAAAAACTCGGACTGGAATTAACAGACACATTAATACTTGGTTCTCCAGAGCGCAGAATAGTGCCAAAAAGGGCGGGCAGCAGAAAAAACAGAACGCATTCTGCAACTTCGAGGACCGCGGGACCGACTACGATGATCTGGTAAACAACAGCGTTAAGGAATGGATTGGAGGGGACGCATGATAAAGCTTTTAAAAGGTTTTGATATCCGTGTAAGAATCATGAACGCAGAACATAAGCATCACAGATTCTGCGGTACCGTGATCGGAAGCTATGATGGTGTATACGGTGTGATATTGGATACCGGAGAGTATGCGGATATTCCGGCAGAACAGGTGCAGGTAATAATGGTAAAGGAGAACATCGTAAAAGCTGGAGGGATGAACTAATTTATGACTTTCTATGACTAAACTTAATTGGAATCAGCCAAAGCAGTGTATTTAATTACCTGAAAAAGCTGGAGCAGGAAGGAAAATAGCAGGAGGCGGATATGTGGATCAATAGAGCGAAATACGAAGTTGAAAAAAACCAGGCAAAACAAAGAATTGAGTACCTTGAAAATTTAATTTGCCCGTGTGAGTCCCACGACTACAGAAAAATCGATTTTCACTTTGAGGGAGGCACTGGCCGCGGGGACGAGATAACCATTTATCATTACAAGTGTTCGAAATGCGGAAAAGTTAAAAACACTTATAAAATTTTAAATTAAGATTTGGAGGAAATAGAAAATGAAGGTGAAGGATTTATGGAAATTAGTTTTGCAAATGTCCATCATTGCCGCGTACTGTATTGCCATCGCTAAACTATTCGGAAACCAGATGGATAGGATTGAGGGGTTGTGCATTATGTGCGTGGCAGATCATATATCTTTGCGGGATTAATTTGGAGGTCATTATGAGGTGCCCATATTGTAACTATATTCCAGATTGTGATGAGCAGACCTGCGAGGGATGCGAGGTCTATGAGGATTTCTTAGATGATGCAGATGACCTTTATTAAGATTTGGAGGTCATGACGGAAAATGAAATGTGAAAATTGCATAGCCTGCTTACCGTATTTCGATGGGCGAAAAACACAATTACGTTGCTCTATTGGAGAAGACAATGATGGAAACGTGCGCTGCGGACTTAAACGGAAAACTATAATCAAGAGGCTGAAAGAAAAATACAAATTAGGAAATTAGGATTCTATTATTTCGAAAACATTTAAAGACAATCGGCAAGCTCTCGGCCATTATAGTTCTGTAGTAGAAATCTGGGGAAATGAATGTGATAACCTTGAAAGAGCAACTCGCTTAATTGCATACCTTCCAGAAGATCAGATTGACTTATCTGAATTGGAATCTGTTTTAAAAGGGCTGTTTAACAAAGATAGAAATATCTTGCAGAATAGTGATACAACAACTCGAACTAATATTCGAAGACTAATTCGAATTTATGATTATTTGAAATGGGGAAAGTAAAAGAGCTTCCCGACTAAAGCGTTTGTAAACAAACACCGTACAGGAAACCCTTGTCAAACATTCTTGTACCTTTAAATTACAGCCTCTATAAATAGAGACCGAACTTTCCAGCACATTATATTTTACGTAATTACGTGTTGATTATACAAAAATTTTTTGATTTTGTAAACAAGAAAAACATTCTAAACTGAAATAACCAGAAAAATAAAGAAAGCTACACACCGAAAAGGAGGTATCGGTATGGCAGGAGGAAGACCGAAAAAGGAAGCCGCTGAGAAGTACGTGAAACAGAACATCACTATGGAGCCGGAGCAGCTGAAAAGGTTGATGCTCTACTGCCAGAAAGAGGACCGGTCAATGTCCTGGGTGATCCGGAAGGCTCTGGAGATGTACCTGGAAAAAGTAGCATAACGGTGGGTATCAATACTCACTGAAACTGAAATTTAGGAGGTGAGTCAGACGGCGGTAACTATTTACAGCGTTAAGAAGAACGAGCAGTTTATTGGAATACACACTGCAAAAGAGATTGCAAGCATGCTTAAGTGCAAAGAGGGAACCGTTGGAGTATATGCCAGGAATGGCTTGCGGCTTTACGGCGAGTATGAATTTAAGGCAGTAGACAGCAAGCCTTTGGCGAAAGAAATGCGCAGGTTATCTTTGGAATATGAAAAGGTGAGGACTCAGTTACTTAACAGCCGGTATGATTTGAGTAGAATCAAGATCATACCAGAAATGGAGCCAGAGGATGAGAACAAGGGAAGCAAAGATGATTGATTATGACGTACCAAAAGAGGACGAATCCCAACTTGACACTTACTGTCGTAGCCCGGATCCTGAGATAAAGCTTATCCTTTTCGGATGCGCAATATCAAAGGCTCCCGGCATGGAGATAGTGATATACGAGAGCCTGACAGCAAAGGATCCGAAAGAAGCCGGGTATTACAGCCTTTTACGAAAAGGCCGGGACATTCCGGCCAAGACCGATGATTTTTACGGATATCGGAGAAAAGTCAAAGCAGAGTTTTATCACAGGCTGAAACTCTTCGGCCTGTGGAAATACAAGTAAGGAGATATAAGGATTATGGAACATAAAAACAAGTGGTGGTCACCCGCCAAGATGATACCACCACTTCCTTAATCCGCTTAAGCCCATTGTATCAAACTTAAGCGGATTACGCAAGAGGAGGATACTATGGGCCAGAACATCAAAAGAGAAATCATTGACAACATTGTTGTCACCATGTCGATTTACATTTCAGATCAGGATACGATTGCTATTCTGGATAGCGTGATATCCAGCGAGCTTACAAAGGTTAATTTGCAGGAGATTTGCTCACTTCCGGCGGAGTGGAAAACTGACGCGGAACAGCGAAACGCATATCTCATTGAGCTTTTTAAGATTAAGAAGCGTGCGCTCAAGAAAGCTACACTGGACGGATATGTGCGAACGGTAAAGCATTTCGCGGAGATGATTGGCAAACCGCTGGATAAGGCGGATACCTTTGATGTTGAGTGGTATCTCGCACAGTACGAAAAGCGGCCCGGTACAAAGGGTCCGAGGGTGCAGAATACCTCATACAACAATGAGCGCCGCTTCCTGTCTGCGTTTTATACTTGGATGCGGAAAGCAAAGATCATTGATGAGAACCCGGTGGAAGCCACAGAGCCGAAAAAAGTTGCGCTTAAGCCTATAGACTATTTCAGCCGAGCCGAGATCATCCATATGCGGGATGCGTGCAAGAACGTTCGAGAGCGTGCCATCATTGAAGTATTTCGCAGCACCGGTGCGCGTGTAGGTGAGATTTCAGAGATAAGAACCGAACAGGTCAATCTTGAGACCGGAGATATTCTGATCGAGGGAGAAAAAGGCGGTAGATATCGCACACTGTATTTGGATGATGATGCGCGGTACTACTACGGCATGTATCTTGAAAGCCGGACGGATGCCAGCCCGTTCATGTTCCCTCAGTCCAGAAAGCCATACGGACGGATGAGCGTGTGCGGATTCCGCACGATCATTAAAAATGTCGGTGCGCGGGCGGATGTGAAAAGCGCCGTATACCCGCACAAGATGCGCAAAACGTTAGGAATGAATTTGAAGAATAGGAAAGTGGACATTGGTATCATACAGGAAATTCTTGGACATGCCAGTCCGGCGGTGACAAGCATGTATTATGCACAATCAACGCCGAAAACGCTGAGAGATGTCCGGGAAATGGTACAGATTTAAGGAGCAATAATGGAAGACAACACAATAACGACAGTGGAATGTTGGAAACTGCGGGGGCTTATCAGTGATGTAACAAACTGGTGTATTCTAACACGTGATGAGTATAATCAGATTTGTGACATTGTCATGGGAGCAATGCAAAGATGTGTATGGGAGAGTGACAAAAATGAGAATACGACCGATTCTGCTTAACGGAGACATGGTGCGGGCAATTCTGGACGGAAGAAAGACTTGCACACGGCGAGTAATAAAGCCACAGTTGGAAGAATGCCCAAATTGCAAGCATGTGCATAATGAGTACATATACGACAAGATGGCAGAAAATGTATACTGTGCAAGATGTGGCTATCCGTTGGTGCCGGAAAGAAGAGTTCCATATCAGCCGGGCGATATCCTGTATGTCCGGGAAACATGGTGTGGATGGTACTTACCACTTGTAGGTATGCACTATTGCTACAGAGCAACAGAACCGGATGGAAATAAAAGGCCAACATCACCAGAATATGACTGTGATGTGGAGAAAATATCGTGGCACCCATCCATCCACATGCCGAAAGAAGCAGCTCGTATCTGGCTTAAGGTTACGGATGTAAGAGTGGAGCGGTTGCAGAGCATTACCGAAGAGGGAGCGATCAGAGAAGGAGCAGAAGGAGAAAAGTGCCACCATACAAATGCAGGAGCATTCGGATGCATCGACTGTATGAATACTGGATGGATTGAACCTCCACAGGTTGAATTTATGCAGATCTGGGATTCGACCATCAAGAAATCTGATCTTGACCGCTACGGATGGGATGCGAACCCATACGTGTTTGTGATACAGTTTGTTAAAAGTGATAGGCCGGAGGAGTCAGAAAAATAAATGAACATTGGTAAAAATATTAAAAGAATCCGCATCAAGAAAGGTTTTACCCAATTGCATTCTGCAAAACTGTGCGGGATGTTTGACTCTCAATACAGACGCTATGAGAGCGGCAAGAGCAATCCACGGGCCAGTACAGTAGAGAGAATTGCATCAGCGTTGAACGTACCGGTTAGTGAGCTTTACAAGCAGCCAAAGTATCCGGTACAATACGCAGATAATCTTGCTCCATTCTGCCCGGTATGCGGAAGTGCCGAATACATGGAAAACCCAGACGGCAATGAGAATAGCTATTGCGGTAAGTGTGGCACTCTGTTGGACTGGGAGAACATGGAGGATGTGGACGCGGTGGATGTATAACCATATGAACAAAGGAACACGAGAAAAAATATATGGAAAATAAGCTATAAAAAGAAACGAGATGTATCAAGAAAAAATATGGTGATACATCTCGTTTTAGATTTTTTAAAATGAAAATAGGGTGATAGTATATGAACCTTAACCAGATACAAAGAAAACTGCAAGGGGGATTTTATGAACGTAAAAGAAATTAACATAAAAGACATAAGGCCATATGAGAAAAACCCTCGCAAAAACAACAGTGCTGTAGCATATGTAGCAGAAAGCATAAAACAGTTTGGGTTTAAAGTTCCGATAATTATTGATAAAAACAATGTCATTGTTGCGGGGCATACCAGATATAAAGCTGCCAAAAAACTTGGTATAAATACTGTCCCGGTCATTATCGCAGATGACCTTACGGATGAGCAGATAAAAGCATTTCGGCTGGCAGACAACAAGGTCGCGGAACAAGCAGAATGGGACATAGATTTGCTCAATGAAGAACTGGAAGAAATATTCGATATTGACATGACTGACTTCGGCTTTGAGGTACTGGAAGAAGAGAAAGAAGTTGAAGAGGACGGCTACGAGCCTGTAAAACCAAAAGAACCAGTAACACAAAAGGGCGATATTTGGAAAATGGGAGAGCATGTTCTTTTGTGCGGTGATAGCACGTGCACAACAGATGTCGAAAAACTGATGCAAGGTGAAAAAGCAGATATGTGCTTCACGGATCCTCCTTATGGATATGAGTATCAGAGCAATGCGAGAAATAAAAGTAAAAAATTTGATGTTATCGAAAATGATGATAAGATATTAGACTTTTTCCCAAATATACAGTTAGTATGTAATGGCTTTGTATTCGTATGCACAACGTGGAAAGTTCTTGATAAATGGCTGCCGCTTTTTAAAAAATATCATGAGCTAACCAACATGATTATCTGGAATAAGGGCGGCGGTGGAATTGGAGATTTAAAACACACTTTTAGCACAGACTATGAAGTTATACTTTGCGCAAGCAATGGTAAGGAATTAACAGGAAAAAGAATAGGGTCAGTATGGACCATCAAAAAAGATTCATCGTCCAGTTATGTGCATCCAACGCAAAAACCAGTTAAGTTGTCCGAGTTTGCGATACGAAACACAACAGAGCGCGGCGACATCGTGCTTGATTTGTTCGGCGGCTCCGGATCAACGCTGATTGCATGCGAACAGATGGAAAGAAAATGCAGAATAATGGAGTATGATCCTGCTTACTGTGATGTCATAGTGGATAGGTGGGAAAAGTTTACGGGTAACAAAGCAGAATTGGTCCGTTGAAGAAAAAGAAAGGTGAGAAGCTGATTGCATGGCAAACGAGAAAAACTTAATCGCAGGAGCACATAAGCTAACTGTCGATGAACAGTCCAAGGGCGGAAAAAAATCCGGACAGGCACGCCGAAAAAAAAAGACGCTTTCAGAGCTTGCCAGAATGATTGCAGATAACCCGGCTCCTGATAATGTAAAAAGAAAACTGGTACAGCTTGGAATTGATGAGGAGAACGCTGACAACAACGCAGCTGTTGCAGCTTCTGTATATAGGAGCGCATTAAAAGGGAACATGTTAGCTGTCGAAAAGTGGGAGCAACTTACTGCAGTATCAGAAGCCGCCAGAGCGGCGGGTGAGTACCACCTTGACCTTGATATCATAGCCGATGTGTTTCACCCGATGGTGCGTGACATCCGAAGCGGACTACACACAGAATATGTTTTGCCCGGCGGACGCGGTAGTACGAAGTCTTCCGGGATTTCGTGCATTATCATAGAGCTACTGAAAAACCACTCAGATATGCACGCCCTGGCGCTACGTAAGGTCGGTAACACTATCAAGGATTCTGTTTATGCTCAGATTAAGTGGGCCATATCGAAGATGGGTCTGGAGAACGAATTTAAGTTCAAGACCTCTCCATTTGAGATAACATACAAGCCGACCGGGCAGAAGATATACTTCCGCGGCGCTGACGATCCACTTAAGATTAAGTCCATAAAGCCGGAGTTTGGATACATCGGTATCGTGTGGTTTGAGGAACTGGATCAGTTCGCCGGGCCGGAAGAGGTCAGAAACATACAGCAGTCAGCTATCCGTGGCGGTGACAAGGCCTACAGGTTTAAATCATTCAACCCCCCAAGGAGCAAAAACAACTGGGCGAATGAGTACACCACGGAAGCAGAGTTCAAGGATTCTTCTTCAAAGGTGGTCCGAAGCACATACAAGGATGTCCCGGCAGAATGGTTGGGTGAACAGTTCATCAATGATGCCGAGCATCTGAAAGAGGTCAATCCTGCTGCCTACGACAACGAGTACATGGGAGAAGCCAACGGAAACGGCGGCAATGTCTTTGAATTTATCGAAGAACGGACGATCGCTGATGAAGAAATTAGCCGGATGGACCGCATCTATCAGGGCGTTGACTGGGGATTCTACCCGGATAAATATGCTTTTGTGCGAATATATTACGATTCTGCACGTGAGACTATATTCTTCATAGATGAGATGTACGAAAACAAAAAAACGAACAGTTGGACATCTGCGGAGATAAAACGGCGCGGATATGATGACTACGTTATAACTTGCGACAGCGCAGAGCCTAAATCTGTGACGGATTACAGAGACAATGGATTACCGGCAAGACCGGCGAAGAAAGGCCCCGGAAGCGTTGAATATTCTATGAAGTGGCTACAGGGAAAGAAACTGGTTATGGACCCGAACCGAACACCAGAAGCCTGCAAAGAATTTAAGAAATACGAATACGACCGGGACAAGGACGGCAATATCATAAGCGGCTATCCAGACCGGGACAATCATTTAATTGATGCGACCCGTTACGCTACGGAATCGCTGTGGGAGAGACGGGGGAATAGTGCATAATGGGACTTATAACAACACTAAAAAGGTGGTTTAACATGATTTTCAAAAAACAAGCCGAAGAGGATTTTAATATCCAGGCAGCAGAATTTCCAGAAATGGAATCACTAATTAACCGGTGTGCGAACATCTACAGAGGCCTACCGGACTGGTTAGATGATAAGAATAAAATCAAGACGATTAATTTCGCGAAATCTGTCTGCTCAGAGACAGCTCGGCTCACAACATTGGCGATCGGCATTCAGATAGGCGGCTCCGCAAGGGCTACATGGCTACAGAAGCAGATTGACAAGGTATATTTCCAAATCCGGCACTGGGTAGAATATGGCTGTGCTTATGGAACGGTATTTATCAAACCAAACGGTGAGAGCCTTGATGTATTTACCTTAGCAGACGTGATGATTGTAGATTATGACAATCAGGAAATCAAAGGGATTATATTTAAGGATTCTTATACAGTTGGACGGAAATACTATACAAGGCTTGAATATCATAGATTCTTTGAGACTACAATAGATGGAGTGACAACTTATCCGTATTATGTTTCTAATAGAGCTTACGTATCAAAATCTCCTCAGAGCATCGGAGATAGAATCGACCTTAAACAGACCAAATGGGCTGACCTCATGGCAGATACACCGCCGATACTCAAGGCAAACGGTGAGAAGCTGGACAAACCATTATACGGAGTACTGCGGACACCACAGGCAAACAATGTAGATATCAGTACGCCACTTGGGCTTCCGATATTTGCCGAAGCCATTGAAGAGCTGAAAGACCTTGACATTGCATACAGCCGTAATGCCGGAGAGATTTTCGATTCTCAGAAGATTGTCCTGGCAGATGATAGACTGCTGATGCCAAGTGGTACACCTGTGTCAGCCATGTCTCCACAGGGTATGGAGAACAGACGAAATGAGATGAACTTACCACACTTTGTCAAGAATGTATTCGGACAGGACGAGAAAGAGTTTTATCAAGAAATCAATCCACAGCTCAACACGGATACCCGTATAAGCGGCATAAATGCCCTTTTAAACCAGATAGGATATAAGATTGGATTTTCCAACGGATATTTTGTTTTTAATGAAAAAACCGGTATGGTGACGGCTAAGCAGGTAGAATCAGACGACCGGCGGACAATTCAGTTTATCAAGGACGTTCGGGATAAGCTGGAGGATTGTTTGAATGGCGTAATCTATGCACTCAATGTTTTTGCCGATCTGTACGGTCTGACTCCGGTTGGTGCGTATGAAGTAACATACGACTTCGGAGACATAACTTACAACAGAGAAGAAGACCGGTCGAGATGGTGGCAGTATGTTGTACAGGGAAAGGTTCCAGCGTGGTACTACTTCGTCAAATTCGAGGGCATGACCGAAGAGGACGCAAAGGCTATGGTTGAGGAAGCACAGCCGGAAGAAAAAAGGCTGTTTGATGAAGAATAGGAGGTATGGAGATGATAAGTAACTGTGGGCACGATGAGCGCGGCAAGTATTCCGGCGGCAAGGCAGGAGATCAGAAAGGCAGCGAATGGGTGGTGATCCCGTGGTATAGACGACCGTGGGGAGTTATGCTGCGCCACCCAAACGCGGCGATCGGAAGAAAGATTGCAGAGCTTGCGGAAGCGGCGGCAAAGAATGACCATATTGGATATGACCAGGGAGATCGTTATACATTCTGGCAGCAGCTTAAAGCCGCCGGTTATGACCCGGGAAAAATATCGGTTGACTGCGAGGCGGATTGCAGCTCTGGTGTTGCTGCTATCGTAAAGTCGGTTGGGTATCTGTTACAGGATAAAAAGCTCCAGTCGGTGAGTGTTTACAGTTACACGGGCAACCTCCGTGCGGCTCTTGTAAAAGCAGGGTTTAACGCATATACGGATAAAGAGTATCTCAACGGGGACTCATATTTGCGACCGGGTGATGTGCTGCTGCTGGAAGGACACCATGTGGCGGTAAATCTGGCAACCGGCAAAAACGCGGGAATTGGAACGCTTTTAAACGGTTGGCACAAATCTGACGGTAAGTATATGTATTTCTACGGCGGCGAAGCTGTGAAAAACCGTTGGGATCTCATTAACCACCACTGGTATTTATTTGGAGCGGACGGTTACATGCTGACCGGCTGGCACAGGTGGGACGGGTATACAGTAGACCCGGCAGACAACACGGGGGACTGGTATTATCTTGATGAAACCGCCGGTGGTGTGCTGGAGGGCGCTTGTTGGCACAGTCGGGACAATGGCAGCATGGAAATCTGGTATGTTGAGTAGGTGATATCATGTTGACACCGGAGTATCTCAAACGTGTTGCAGAGGGCAGCGAGGATATAGCATCTTCGCTGCATAGCTATATTATTGCCCGAATCATCGAAGCTATCATGATCCGATTGGGGCGCGGGGAGAAGTATATACTTACATCATCCGACCGATGGCGCATCCAGATACTACAGGATGCCGGGTATATGTTGCAGGATATCACGCAGGAGATAGCCCGCTGCACAAAGTTACAGCGCGAAGAGGTAGCCGCCGCAATGGAAGAAGCCGGAGTAAAGGCTATGGCTTACGATAAGGCTGTATACGAAGCTGCCGGAATCACCACGGAAGCCCTAGAACAGTCTCCGGCACTAGTGCGGATACTTCAAAGGGATTACGAAGCCACTATGGGCGAGTGGTCGAATATGACAAGAACGACCGCAGAAGCCGCACAGAGCCTTTTTGTAAGTGAGTGCGACAATGCGTACCATAAGGTCATAAGTGGTGCTGTATCGTACACACAGGCCGTCAGAGAAGCTGTTGATACGGTTGCGCAGAATGGTGTTATAGTCCGGTATCCAACGGGGCATAGAGACACCATTGAGACGGCAACAGCGCGTGCGGTGCGCACCGGGATATCTCAGGCTTCCGGCGACATATCCATGCAGCGGATGAAAGAACAGGAGTGGGACATTATCCTTGTATCTGCACACATCGGAGCCAGAACTGGAGACGGCGGGGCGAATCCGGGCAATCATCTGTGGTGGCAGGGGCAGTTTTACAGCCGGACGGGGAAAGATAAGCGGTTCCCTCCGTTTTCTGTGACCGGATACGGCACTGGTGAGGGGCTGGGCGGTTGGAACTGTCGGCATAGCTTTGGCCCCGGTGACGGCATCAACAACCCGTATAAGGACATAGAGACAGCCGACAATGTGTGCATGGAGAAGCTGGAGCAGCGGCAGCGTGCCCTGGAACGCCGGATTCGCAAGACAAAGCAAGAGGTCATGGCGTTGCAGACTGCGGTTGATAATTGCAAGGATGATGCGCTGCGTCTGGAACTGCAAGCCGAGCTGGACAGAAAGTCCTATTTGCTTCAGAAGCAGAACAAGGCGTACAATGAGTATTGCAAGACAAATGATTTGCGCCCGCTTGCGGACCGGCTCAAAATTGCAAAATGGGGACGCGAACAGGCAGCAAAGGCGCGTGGAGCTGCAAAACGGTATGAGCATTTGAAAGGGTGATGACCATGTACGATGTTGAATGGGAGTATTATAACCCCAACCCCGCTGGAAAACGGGTCGGGGACTGCGTTATTAGGGCTATTTGCAAGGCAACAGGGCAGGACTGGGAGACGGTGTTTTCTGGCATCATGGTAAAAGCCTGTATGTTGTCGGATATGCCAAGTGCAAATTATGTGTGGGGCGCGTATCTCAAAGATAGAGGGTATCAGCGGTATCTGATAGATGATCACAGCCAGAGTATCTATACAGTGTTTGATTTTTGCTGTGAGCATCCGCATGGGACTTACATATTGTGCATTGACGGCCATGTTGTTTGTGTGCAGGACGGGCACATATTTGACACATGGGACAGCGGAGGCGAGATCCCGGTGTATTACTGGGAGAAAAAATAATACTTTAGGAGATAAACACTATGGAAGTGATTATACACTATGTAACTGCATACTGGGTCTCATGGCTGTTTGGCCTTATGTCAGTATTGCTTTCTGGGGCATATCATAAATTGTCTAAACAATTAAAATCAGAACGCACCCGAACAAATGCAATCAATGAGGGAGTTTTGGCGCTCCTCCATGACCGACTTTATCAGGCCTGCACCTTTTATTTAAAACGCAAATACTGCACACTGGAAGATAGAGACAATCTTGAGTATATGTTTAAGCCATACAAGGCACTTGGGGGAAATGGAACCGGCGAGGATCTTTATAACAGATGTTTGGCTCTGCCATATGAGCCAAGAGAAAGCGAGGTGTGATAAATCTCATCTTGAAAGTGTATGATTTTACAGTACCGGAGCTGAACAGCTTCCGGCAACTTGCGAATTTTACACCAGAAGAAAGAGCTTTATTTGAATACCGGGCCGCAGGTGTACCAATGGAGATCTGCGCAGAAAACATGAATGTGAGCCTATCTACTGCGAAGCGAATCAGCCGCCGCGTGAACTCCAAAATAATACGTGTTTGTGATACTTTATCAAGCCTTTGACGAACTGTCAGAGGCTTATTTTTTATGCAAAAATATAGGCATGGAAGATGAAATAGAAATCCCTATCGTAACCGATTACCGCGATATATTAAAGTTTTTGGAGGGAATCGAAAATGGCAGCATATCCGAACATGTATCAGCCATACCAGCCGTATCAAGACCGTATGGCGCAGATAAACCAATACCAGCCCGTCCCGCAGCCGATGGCAGCGCCGACAAATAACCAGGGAATACTCTGGGTCCAGGGCGAGACCGGGGCGAAGTCTTACCTTGTTGCGCCTGGATCATGTGTACTGCTGATGGATAGTGAAGCGGAGCGTTTTTACATCAAATCAACGGATGTTTCCGGTATGCCTCAGCCACTCCGTGTATTTGAGTACCATGAAATAAACAGCAGAATGCCGCATAAGCAGCCTGAAGCCGTCATGAATGATATGTATGTTACGCGTAAAGAGTACCAGGATCTTTTTGATAAATACAACGAGATTCTGGACAAGATAAATTCATTTCCAGCAAGTGGCGGCTCTACTGCCAAACCAGAGAGCCGGAGACCAAAGGGAGGTGCGGCAGCAGATGAGTAACCCGTTATTCCAAATGTTTGGCGGCGGCATGCCGATTGGTGGCAACGGCCCTATGCAGATGATACAGCAGTTTATGCAGTTTAAGCAGAGCTTCAAAGGAGACCCAAAAGAAGAGGTGCAAAAGATGCTACAATCTGGTCGCATTTCGCAGGCACAGCTTAACCAGGCACAGCAAATGGCGCATCAGTTTCAAAGCATGCTGCGCGGAATGAAATAGTACATTATCCCGGCCGGGAATGTAAATAAATCAAAGGAGATATCAAAATGGATGGAACTTACAGCTTAGCCGATATTGCGGCAGCTACCGGATCAAACCACAACAATGACGGTATGTGGGGTGGAGACGGTGCATGGTGGATTATTATCCTGTTCCTGTTCGTGTTCTGCGGATGGGGCAACGGCAATGGCTGGGGAAACGGCGGAGGTGGAGCAGCCGGAAGCGCATACACCGATTCTGCAATCCAGCGTGGCTTTGACAACCAGGCAGTTATCAGCAAACTGGACGGCCTGTCCAGCGGCCTGTGTGATGGCTTCTATGCCATGAATAACGGTATGCTTACCGGATTCAACGGCATCAATACAAACGTCATGCAGACTGGTTTCGGCATCCAGCAGGCTATTAACGCCGACACTGTAGCCAACATGCAGAACACTAACGCACTCCAGGCGCAGCTTGCTCAGTGTTGTTGCGAGACCCGGGAAGCAATCCAGGGCGTAAATTACAACATGGCGCAGAACACCTGTGCACTCCAGAACACCATGAACAGCAACACCAGAGACATTATTGACAGCCAGAACGCCGGAACAAGGGCAATCCTTGATTACCTTTGCAATGAAAAGATTTCTAATCTGCAGGCTGAAAACAATGATCTCAGACGCGCTGCATCTCAGGATCGTCAGAGTGCATTGCTTACTACCGCTATGGCAGCACAGACCCAGCAGCTCATTAATGCGATCAATCCGGCACCGATTCCGGCTTACCAGGTGCCGAACCCGAACGTATACTATGGCTGTAACACTGGTTGCAACTGCTGAAAACCTCATATCTGTATCTTCTGATGTTTTGTTTACCTCAACAAGACATTGGATGTTCGGCCAAGAGCCGGTATTACGCAAATCGGCAGGCTCAGTCCTGCCTTTTTGCGATATGAAAAAGGAGAAAACAATATGGCTGAATATGTAGCTGTTGCCGCTCAGGATGTGGCAGCGAATGGAAATGTAGTATATACCAACACAGCGGTAAAAGGGACCGCATGTGTTCAGCACCGGGAGGGAAGCGGAATAGTTACTCTCAGAGGAATGACGAACCAGTGTAAGGCCCGCTATTTTGTGGCCTTTTCTGCAAATATTGCCGTTCCGACCGGAGGGACAGCAGAAGCAATCTCCCTTGCAATCGCGATCGGCGGCGAACCGGTCTTATCATCTCAGATGATATCCACTCCTGCGGTGGTGGAAGCGTTTAACAACGTATCCGCAGGTATCTTTATTGATGTGCCGCGTGGGTGCTGCTCAAATATTGCAGTGGAGAACACCAGCACGCAGGCTATAACCGTAGCAAACGCAAATCTTGTGGTAACACGGGTAGCATAAGGAGGCGGGATGATGAGAGATATTAAAGATCTGTGCGCACGAATTGAAGATGAAATATCCAATATCGCAGAAAAAGGCCTCACCTCTGGCAATCTGGACACCGCCTTTAAGTTGATTGATATGTATAAGGATATCAAAAACACAGAGTACTGGGATAAAAAGGGCGAGTATTATATGACCGTGCTGGATCAGATGCGTGACGGTGTAGGTGATTACAGTGAACGCCGTGGACGAGACAGCATGGGCCGTTACAGTTCTTCTGATGGCCGGATGATGCCGGACTATGACCGCGGTGCATCTTACATGCGCCGCGGGGAACATTATGTGCGAGGGCATTACAGCCGCAATGATGGACGGGATGCTTACGATGATTACATGACCCAGAAACAGAGCTACCGCTCTGGAAAATCCGAAGACTGCAAGCGCAAGATGCTTGCCGCACTGGAAGAGCATCTGGATGGGTTGACCGCTGAGATTGGGGACATGTCAAAGGACGCGGAGTGCCGAGAAGAACGTGACCTTGTGAAGCGATATGTTGATAAACTTAGAGATATGTTATAAACGTGTGGATAGCTTACATACGGATAAATGGTACATTATAAGTGCAGCAAAGATTAACCTCCTGTGAATCTTTTCTAGCCAATTTACACCTCCCGCGCACGCCCTTAATATAAACGGGTTATCCCGGAGGTTAAAAGCGGGCGAAATTCCCGGCGTGCGTATTTGCCATACCAATGGCACGGATTTTTGTTTTTGGCAAAATCCTCCTTTCCCCTCATAGCTGATAGGCTGTTAAGGCGGCTTACGACCGCCGTGAGGGTTCTTGCTGTTCACCCCTAGCCAATGCAGCAAGACTTTTTCACATCGACTTCTTTCTTAAAACACCGGCTACATATTGCAACCGGTATTTTAGGACCGTTAGCTCAGCGGTGAGAGCGCCCGGCTCATAACCGGGTGGTCTGGGGTTCGAATCCCTGACGGTCCATTACCCCGCCCGTGGTCTATCGGGCTTAATCCATTTACCTGCGGCGGCAGGTCAATAAACACGGCCAGGAGGATAGATATGCAGAAACTTATTGAAACACTTGGATCATTTGGCATCGAGATTCCGGAGGATAAGCAGGCAGATGTGAAAAAAGCACTGTCTGAGCATTACAAAAACGCCGGAGAGGTTACGAAAACACTCACTAAGGTAGAGGGTGAGCGTGATTCCTGGAAAGAACGTGCAGAGACAGCAGAAAACACTCTTAAGAGTTTTGAGGGAATTGACCCGGAAAGCATTAAGGGTGAGCTTGCAACCTGGAAACAGAAAGCGGCAGATGCAGAGAAAGAGTATAACGACAAGATCTATGAAAGAGATTTTGCGGATGCTCTCAAAACCGCACTGGAAGATGTTAAATTCTCTTCCACATCGGCGAAAAAGGCGGTTATGGCTGATATCAAGGATGCCGGTCTTAAGCTTAAGGACGGAAAGATTCTTGGCCTTAATGACCTGTTGGAGCAGATGAAGAAAGACGATGCATCTGCGTTTGTTGACGATGATCAGCAGGAGGCATTGCAGAGCCAGGCAAGATTTACTACTGGTATCACACATAACAACAAGCCGGGAAAGATGACAAAGGCAGATATCATGAATATCAAGGATGCCGGAGAACGTCAGGCTGCCATTGCAAGCAACATGTCACTGTTTGAGTGATCCAATTACCGGCCATGCGTATTGAGCGTGGTCGCTGACCTACACACCTTTTAACAGCTATAGGTAGAAAGGATTTTTTTATGGCAAAAAATAACCTTACTAAACAGGAAAACATCCAGGTTCGCGCTCGCGAAGTGGATTTTGTCACCCGGTTCGAAAGAAACTGGGAGCACCTGCGTGAAATTCTTGGCGTGCTGAGAATGATTGAGAAAGACCCGGGGTCTACTCTTAAATCTAAGTACGCACAGGGCAAACTTGAAAGTGGCCTTGTTGGAGAAGGCGAGGAAATCCCGTACTCCAAATTCGAGGTCAAGGAAAAGAGTTACGCAGAGATCACCGTAGAGAAGTATGCAAAAGCGGTGTCTATCGAAGCTATCAAGACTTACGGCTACGATGTTGCCGTGGAGATGACTGACGATGAGTTTCTTTTCGAACTCCAGACCGATGTTACCGGACGGTTTTACACCTATCTTAAGACCGGAAGCCTTACCTCTACTGAGAGTACCTTCCAGATGGCTCTTGCTATGGCAAAAGGCCGCGTTGAGGATAAGTTCAAGCAGATGCACAGATCTATCCCGAACGGAATTGTTGGCTTTGTGAACGGTCTGGATGTGTATGAGTACATCGGTGCGGCAAACATCACCGTGCAGAATCAGTTCGGCTTCCAGTATGTTAAGGACTTCATGGGATTCAATACCATATTCCTGCTGTCTGAGAGCGAGATTCCGCGCGGCAAGGTCATTGCTACTCCGGTAGACAACATTGTGCTGTACTATGTTGACCCGAGTGATTCCGACTTTACGAAGGCCGGACTGGTTTACACCGTGGCAGGCGAGACCCCTCTGATCGGCTTCCACACTCAGGGTAACTACCACACCGCAGTTTCCGAAGCGTTTGCGATTATGGGTATGGTTCTGTTTGCAGAGTACCTGGACGGCATCTCTGTTATCAGCTTCGGCGGCTCTGAAACCCTTGGTGATCTGACTGTGGCTTCCGCAGCAGGCACCGATAGCGGAACCACTAAGCTGACCGTTACCCCGGCAAAGGGGAATGAGGGCAATGTATACAAATACAAGGTTGCATCCAGTCAGACAACCGTGGAGTATGGCCAGAATGTAAAGAACTGGAGCGCATGGGACGGCAAGTCCGATATTACAGCTGCAACCGGGCAGGTTATCACGGTAGTTGAGTGTGACAGCACCTATAAGGCACTGAGCGCAGGACATGCGACAGTAACCGCAAAGGCGTAAGGAGGGTTCCGGCATGGCATATGCAGACTATGAGTTTTACAAAACATCATTTTTCGGCAATGTCGTGCCGGAATCTGATTTTATGCGGCTGGCTGAGAGGGCGAGCAACTTTATTGACCGCTTGACCTTTGACCGGCTGGCAGACGGATTACCGTCCGATGATCGGCAGCAGAAGCGTATAAAAAAGGCGGTCTGCGCCGTTGCAGAAATGTTGTATCAGATTGATGTGGCTGAGAAAAATGCATTATCAGCGGCGAACGGAACATCAGTCTCTATCCCTGGCGGCGGCACCGCTACTGGCATTGTAACCTCTGTATCATCTGGCAGTGAATCCATTTCCTACGCCACGCCTCAGCAGATCGGAGCAAGTGCAAAGGAATGGAGCGCCGTGTATGCCGCCGCCGGAGACGTACAGAAAACGAACGACTTACTTCTTAAGACAGCTTTGCCACTTCTAATGGGAGTAAGGACAGATGATGGAATACCAGTTTTGTATGCAGGAGTGTGAATATGAAGTTTAGAAAAAAGCCTGTTATCATTGAAGCATTTAAGTATGATGGTGATCTGAAAGACCGGAACGGCTTGTTTTACGTTCCATTTTGGGCGCAAGAAGCTTATAAGAAAGGCATTATGTATTACGGCGCAGAAACTTGTGATTTACCTCCGTGTGAGCTGTATATCGAAACATTAGAGGGAACACATCATGTTTCTGTTGGAGACTATATTATCCAGGGCGTAAACGGAGAACTTTATCCGTGCAAGCCAGATATCTTTGAAAAAACTTATGAGGAGGTGAAAGAGTAATGGAAGCATTATTCGCAAACATGACCGTGATTCTGGCAGTGATCGGGATTCTGGCTTTTTGCGTATCGGTCATCACCCAGGTATTTAAGGGTGTAGGTGTCCTGTCAAGGATTCCGACCGATGCGCTGGTGTTCGTTCTTTCCATCGGTATTACTGTAGCCGCTTTTGTGGCATACATGCAGTATATCCAGATGCAGATATTATGGTACATGATTCTGGCAGCTATCATGGCAGGCTTTATCGTTGCCTTTGTGGCTATGTATGGCTGGGAAAAGCTCACGGAGCTGTGGAAAAGAATGAGTAAGACTGACATTAAAAAGTAATGATCGTCGGGTGATAAAACATGTATGACAAAACGATAACGGTTTTTAACGGGTATGCCTCAAAAACCACAGGAAAATCATACTGGTATCCGCACATCCTGTCCGGCGTTGATCTGATAACCGACCACGGCGCAATACTGAAAAAGTATGGCCCGGACAGCACCGACAATGCCGCACTGCATATTGCTTACACCCCGAATGGGGAAAAGGTGATGGCGCAGCAGTCGGACGGTTCAGCGGTGCCGTGGTTGCCCCCGAAAGCATGGGCGGCGCAGGTAAATGATGATCTTCCGGACAGCATCACCTTCGGCCCAGAGGACTTTTTCTGGCAGGGTGAATGGACTGGTGGTGTGGTTGTGGATGATGATTACCGAAATGGTTTTTACCAGTACATGAACAGCAGCCGAGATAATGTTTACAAGATAACCAGTGTAGGTGGACCGTATACGGTTATCCCGCACTTTGAAATCTTAGGAAAGTAGGCAGGTTTAAGGGGCGGTAATATGGCAAGGAGAAGCAAGCGCTTTTATCTCAAAAATCTGTCATACAATGTTGGCAGCATTCATCTGAAACTCGATACGTCCCGCTTTGAGCGGCAGTTTCAGCAAGCACAGTACTATCTGGACGGCGCTGTCATGAACAGTATGGTGCCGTATATGCCGATGGTAACGGGCAGCTTTATCAATACCACCCGTGCTGCCAGTGCGGCAGTACAGGGAAGCGGCTTTGTGTATGCCGGATATGGACCACAAGGGCGTTATCTGTACGAGGGTAAGGTTATGGTTGATGAACTGACCGGATCACCCTGGGCGCGGCGTGGAGCACGTAAGGTGCTTGTGAGTGAGTACACAGGCAAGACCAACGCACGAGAAAACATCACTTACACGCACCAGGCACACCCAAAAGCACAGGATCACTGGTTTGATGCTGCGAAAGAGGCGGACGGAAAGACCTGGATTAAAGGCGTAAAACGCATAGCGGGAGGTAGTAAGCATGGATAAGGTCATAGGGCGGGACGCAAGCGGGTTTGATATTCTCACCCGCGCGGTGAAATCCCTGTTAAATCAATATCCTGGTCTGGAAGATGGCGAGGTCATTAAGTTTGAGGAGCTTGGGAAAGAATCCGGAATAGCCTTTTCAGCTGACAATGGGGCGCTGGTGTATGCAGAATCGGAAGATGTCTGCGGCGGCATCCATCAGCAATGCCAGTATCCGTTTTACGTGGTATACCGCACAGCAGCCACAAAAGAACGGCTTAAACTGAATGTACAAGACTTCCTTGACACCCTCGGCAAGTGGATATGCCGGGAGCCTGTTGTTATAAACGGCACTCAGACGCGCCTAAAGGCCTTTCCGGCCCTGTCTGATGGTCGAGTGATAAAACGCATTACCCGCGATAACTCATACGGTTTAGAGCCAAATGAGGAAGCGGTGCAAGACTGGGTACTGCCTGTTACGGTGCAGTACACCAATGACATAGAATATGAAGCGTAGTAGCGCAGAAAGGACGAATTTATGAAGCTTACCAGAGGTGCATATAGAACCTTTCTTGATTCAACTTTTGGTGGAACTGGTACACCTAAATGGTGGCGTATCGGTAAATACAACGACAGCATGAGCGTAGCTCTGAACCCGGATGTGTCCACGAGTAAGAATATTTGGGATGAGACTTATGTAGAAGACAACGGATATGAACCTTCTGTTGAGGACATAACATATTACGCGGACCCTACTGATGCAATCTATCCGATGATCCGCGATATAGCTATGAACAGACTGCGTGGTGATGAATGTAAGACTACCATTTTGGAGGTTATCATTGAGGACACCGAGAAAACCAACCACCATGCATGGACCGAAGATGTTGTTATCAAAACAAGCGAATATGGAGGCGGTACTGATGGTTTTACCATCCCGTTTTCCATATACTTCGATGGCAACAGAAAAAAAGGTTATGTAACCATTGAATCTGGAACTCCAGCCTTTAAAGAGGGCGAGATTCCGCTTACATAAGAGGAGGGTTTGAGTTATGGGAAATATAATAACCATTGATGATGGCAGTGAGGTCTTTGACATCGTAAATCAGCGTGGAGAGCATCTGGGCCAGTTTACTTTTATTCCATCGGATTTTGACATAGTGAACAGATATGATGAGACAGTGAAAACATTCGAGGAATTACAGGGCGAGCTTGAAAGAGGGGAAAATACTGATCTCAATGAGATCAGTCGGAAAATGTGCGAAAAGATAGATTACCTTTTCGCGGCTCCGGTGTCCGAGAAGTTTTTCTCGATAACATCCCCATTTACATTTCTTAATTCTGGCCAGTTTTTCGTTGAAAATGTTATCAATGCCATCAAAACTGTTATCGAGCAGAAGCGTGGAATCCGGCTCCAGGCCGTGCAGAACCGCGTAAAAGAATATACGCAGATATACAAGGCAGCTCCTGGGGGAAGATATCTTTCCCAACTTAAATGATGCACTCATGGGACTTACCATTAACCCTTACGGTTGGTGGTAAGTCTTATGGTATACGGACAGATTTCAGACCGTGCCTGGATATTATGACGGCATTTAATGATGCAAATCTTGACGATGCAGGAAAGTATCAGGTCATGGTGGATATCCTTTATGAAGAAAGTATTCCAGAAGATGATATTCCAGAAGCAATAGAACAGGCTTTATGGTTCCTGGACTGTGGGAAACCGGAAGATAATATACCGCGCCCGCGTGTTATGGATTGGGAACAGGATGCACCAATTGTTTTTTCTGCAATTAACAAGATATCTGGTCGTGAGGTTCGCGATCCGAACCAATATATGCACTGGTGGACCTTCATCGGGTACTTTGATGAAATCGGAGATGGAACATTTTCCCAGGTTCTTGCAATTCGGCAAAAACGGGCAAAAGGCGAGAAACTGGAGAAATGGGAATTAGAATTTTTTAAAAACAACAGGTCTATGGTGGAATTAAAACAGGCAATGTCCAACGAAGAAAAAGAACAGTGGCGCATTGAGCAAGAAGCTGTGGACGCTCTGTTCGACACGTAACGTAAGGCGGTGATATATTGACGGCAGATGGATCAATAGTAATCGACACAGAGATAAACACCAAGGGCATGAAGCCAGGAACAGAAGAGGTAGAAGCCGCCGTAAGAAGAATGGCAAATGGGATTGATGATCTTGGGAAAAAATCAGAAATCGCAGTCCAGAAGCAGGCCACCGCTTTTGCGAAACTGAATAGCCTGTATGCCGCACAGGAACGGAAGGTTGAAAAGCTACGTGAAGCATTGGAAGCGTATGCCGAAACGAAGATACCTACACAGGCATACGCTGAGGTTCGGAACCAGATAGAAAAGACGAACCAGAAATTAACAGCTCTGCTTGAACGTCAGCAAAAGTTTTTGGACACTGGAGGCAGAACCAACAGTAGCACCTATAAAAAAATGCAGTATGACATAGAGCAGCTGAATAATTCGCTAAAATATGCAAAAGGTGAATTGAAAGATCTGGAAGATTCTGGAGGAGCCTTTACGCTTGGAAAAGATACAGATAAGTTTTCCCAGATGTACGACAAGTATGCAACAGAAGCTAAAAAGCTCAAGCAGATGAATGAATCTCTAGGAATATCGTATAACCGAGTGAAAAACGAATTTGAGGAGTATAAAAAACGGCTCCTTGGTATTGACGGTGCCAGCAAAAAAGCCACAAACTCAACAAAAAAACTTGGGATTCAGATGAAAAAGAGTCAAAAACCAACCAAGAAGTATGGAGAGGCATTGAGTGGCGTGGTACGGCGCTTGGTTATGTTTCGGCTTTTGCGTTCTACTATATCTCTTGCATTTAGATCGGCCCGTGAGGGAATGGAGAACCTTGCTCAGTATTCTCCAGAGACAAACAAGGCCATATCGAATGTGCTTTCGTCACTTACGCAGCTGAAAAATTCATTTGCTACTGCGTTTTCTCCGGTCGCAGAATATGCGTCTCCTGTACTGGTAGAATTCATCTCATTGCTTTCGGAAGCTGTTACATGGACTTCCCAGTTTTTTGCGGCTCTTACCGGAAAGGACACATATAGCAAAGCAACAAAGGTAGAGGAAGACTATGGCGCTGCTTTAAAAGAGAGCAACAAGCAGATAAAGGAACAGGAAAAGGCGAATAAAAAGCTGACGTATTCGTTTGATGAGCTTATCCAGGCCGGGAACAAATCAGATCAGGACAAGACCGGATATGTCGGACCTACACCAGATCAGATGTTTACCACGGAAGAGGTATCAAACGACATAAAGGCCCGTGCTGATGCAGTGAAAAAGATATTCTCCGACCTGTTTGCTCCGCTGAAAGAATCGTGGCTTGATAATGGGCCGGAAGTGATGCAGTCACTCACGAATCTGTTTGTATCCGCAAAACAGCTTGCAAAAGATGTTGGAGCATCGTTCATGCAGGTCTGGAATGTGGAGGGTTACGGAAAGGCAATAACGGACAATTTGCTTATAACGTTTGCCAATTTGGTACAAACTGTTGCAAACCTTATAACGCAGTTTGATAAAGCATGGGCTTCAGGTGATACCGGAACGAACATACTGCGGCATCTTGGAGATATTCTTGTTACATTATCTGGATTCTTCCGTGATGCGTCTGAAGGCATTAAGGATTGGTCAGCCAATTTAGATTTTTCCCCGCTCCTGGAATCTTTTGATAATGTGCTTGTATCAGCGAATCCGGTTGTACGGGCTATTGGTAATTTGCTTTTATGGTTTTTAAATAATGTTTTGCTTCCAATAACAAAATGGGGTCTTGAGCAGGGATTACCGGAGGTTTTCGAACTTATAGCAGCATCTCTCGATCTTTTATATTCGGTTATCGAAACATTGACACCTACCGCTGAATGGTTTTGGAACACTTTTTTACAGCCGTTTGGTGAATGGAGTGGCAAAGTTATTATTGCAGCGTTAAAAAAACTGGTTAATGCATTGCTTAAGTTTTCTGATTGGATTTCTGAAAATCAGTCACTTGTAGAATCAGCAACTGTAGCTGTCCTTGCGTTTTTTGCCGCATGGAAATTTCTTGCGTTTTTAAATGGAGTATCACAAATCATAGCCAAATCAGGTGAGCTTATTGTTATGTTTTTAAAAATGATTGATGCAATCGACCCAGTTGCTTTATCCATAAGCGGAATAATAAGTTTGGTTGCAGTACTGGCAAGAAACTGGGATAAAATGACTCCGAAAGAAAGAATGATAAGTGGCCTTCTGGCAGCAGCCTCCGCGGTTGGTGTTCTTGCTGTTGCTCTTGGTGCACTTTCTGGTGGCGTAGGTGCGGCGGTTGTGGCGGCATCTCTTGCGGCAGGAATAGCGGCTGCAACGATTGCGATTAATGCAGGCAAACGGCAGACACAGTCTATCTACAGAAATGCTGGGGGTGGAAGATCTGCAAAATACGCTTCTGCGGCCGCAACGTACAATATGCCACGCCTTGCTACTGGGACTGTAGTACCGCCACGTGCCGGAGAGTTTGCCGCAATCCTTGGAGATAACAAGCGCGAGACAGAAGTTGTTTCCCCGTTAAGCACGATGAAACAGGCATTGAAAGAAGCTCTGGCAGAAAGCGGAGGTAGTCGGGACATAACGGTTATCATGGAAGTGGACGGTCGGCGCTTTGGACAGGCCGTGTACAAGGCAAACAATGAAGAAAAACAGCGTGTAGGTGTAAGGATGGTGACAGTATGATAAACGGTGTTTTTACTATTGATGGCTTAGATCTGCGCATCCAGGTTACAGACCTGGAACGCAGCTTTGCTGTTACCGACAGCGATAATTCCGGGCGTGTGCAATCCCGTAGGATGTACAGGGACATTATAGGTACTTTCTATAATTACACACTCACTGTAGACCCGGATAAAAGCAACAGAGCTGATTATGATACGTTTTACGATATCATATCGGCCCCTGTCGAGTCACACACCATGTCTTTCCCTTACGGCCAGGAAACGCTTGAATTTGAAGCCTATGTAACAAACGGAAAAGACAAGCTGAAAAAAGAAAAGAACAAAGACGGAATCGACATAAATAAATGGGGCGGATTATCTATTGATTTTATTGCAATGGAGCCGCAGAGGACATGATATGAAAGAAAAAGCGAGATCAAAAACAGCCGGGACAGGACTAAAAATAGTATATGATGATGTGGCTCCATATGCAAAAGATAACAGTTTTCCCAAAATCATGGATACTGGTTTACGGCCGCATAAAGGCCTGTATCCAAAAACTGGTTTATATCCAAATGCAACAACGACAAGAAGAGAGTTTCCGGATCTCCGGCGGGATGATCTGACTTATCCCGGATATGCACTTTGCTATCCGGGTTTTTCCCTTTTAAATGGTCAGTACATAAATATCCCAGAAGATCATGAAGATTATGGATATATCAGTGACGAGTGGTCAAACGAAGACGGCATATTCGGCTACTTTATAAAAACTTCTGGCCTTATGCCGCAAATTGGCCTTTATCCACGTGTGTTCCTTTATCCGTCTGGCGGACGGGACATTATGATGAATCAGCCGACCCTTACCATAACATTCAATGGCAAGTTCTCTAGTGTAGGTATTCTGCTTACATTCAATCTTCTCTCCGGAGATTATGCAACCGGATTAAATATCAAATGGTACGAGGACGGTCATTTGCTTTCATCTAAGGATTTTTCACCGGACAGTAGCCGCTATTTTTGCAATAACTTTGTTCAAAATTATAACATGCTTGCAATAACATTTAAAAAGACTTCAAAGCCGTACAGGCCGGTGTTCCTCACCAGAATAGATTACGGCATCTACAGAGATTTCCTGTCCGATGAGCTGGTTACTACCGATTGTATACAAGAGATCAATGCAATATCTGAGAATATCAGTATAAATACCTTGTCTTTCACTGTGCGCACCAAAAGCAATATCCCGTTCGATCTCCAGAAAAAGCAGAAATTGGCAGTTTTTTTTGATAATGACCTGATTGGAAACTTTTACCTTAAAAATGGAGCGAGGAAAAATGTTTTTGATTATTACCTGGATGCGCACGATGCGCTAGGGGTCCTTGACGGAAATGAGTATGTCGGCGGGATATATTCTGGAGATTTGGTAAAAGATGTAGTTGCTGATATTTTTTCTGGAGAGGACTTTGCTTGCACCATAGATCCGTCCTTGTCAGAACAGGCACTGTACGGATATATACCGTATACTACAAAGAGGAATGCGCTTGTGCAGATTGCATTTGCGATAGGCGCAATAGTGGATACATCAAACGTAGAGGGCGTATTCATGTATCCGCAGCAGGACGATGTAACCGGAACTTTTGCAGCATCAGATACATTTGATGGAGTTACCCTGGAACGCTCTGATATAGTGACTGGAATAAGGCTTACAACGCATACATATCAGCCATCAGATGAATCGCAGGAAATTTATAACGAGATACTTTCTGGAATGGCTGAGATAGTTTTTTCAGAGCCTTACCATGATCTTTCTGTTTCCGGTGGTACCGTAGTAAAAAGCGGTTCAAACTATGTGGTGGTATCCGGTACTGGTGAAAAAGTTACTATAGTTGGTAAGAAATATATCCATAATACAAGCCAGATTTTAAAGGAAAATCCAGACATTGTATTTAACAAAAACATTAAAGAGGTTGCTGATGCTACGCTTATAAATGCACAAAATGCAGAGCAGGCCATAGACCGGATTTATCGGTACTATATGCGCGCTGAAAGTGTGACTGGAGACGTTTTGCTGAAAGATAAAGTGGTCGGCCAGCGAGTCGAAATTGACACTGGATATGATGGGAAAAAGTCAGGTGTGATTGAAAGCGTAGACTACAGTTTCGGAAATGCAATAAAAGCAAGGGTGACGATTCATGAGTGATATTTTGGACGGTCTTATATTTGATCGGACTCAGACCGATATTGAGTCTCTTACAAAAAAGGCGTATATAGACTACCAGGATTTAAACCGTGTGGAAACGGCAGTAAAATGGGTGTCTTATGTATTAAATAGATGCGGATATAAAAACACCACGCGAAACAAGACGAACTGGGGCATGAATGATTTCCGCACTGAAAAAGATATGGAGCGGCTTAGATCAAACATCAATTCTATTCGATCTGCATTTTATGCTCCGGCCAGCACACCGTTAACTCCTGCAAAGATAACGTATACTTCCATCTGGCAGGCAAATGCCATAGAACAAATCATTTACGATATCGGCGTGATTGCAGAAAAAATTGAGCCAGGGCTGAATCATCTGAGTTTTAACCTTGGATCTCGCGGATTTGGAAACAGGAGAGTTAATGTATGAGCTTAAAAACTAATTATAAAGATGACATTTTTTCCGGCAAGCGGCGCTATCGAATGATCCAGAACGACGATGGAACGGTATCATTTGATGATGTCACTGATTACACACAGGATGGTGATATTTACAGTGCCGGGGACGTTAATGCAACAAATAAGGCGGTTAACCAAAACGCTGGTGACATAGCGGACATGCAAAAGCTGCGGTATGCCATATTTAAGGCCGCTGATTGGTCTCAGTCCGCGCCTTATATTCAACGCGTTGTAGTACCGGGTATGACGGTAAACGATGTGCCTATCATATCTTTACATATTGCAGACGGCACCACATCCGCGGATGCAAAGGCGCAGGGCAAAGCGTATGGGTATGTTGATCGTGCTGTTTCCGGCGGTGGTCAGCTTGTGCTTTATTGCTATAACTCAAAGCCATCATCAGATTTTACCGTGGCTATAAAAGGGGTGTGAGTATGGCAGATGCGATAGTATTGCGCGGCGGGTCTGGTTTTGATGATTCGCAACTTACGGCTACACCAGATAAGGTCAGAAAAGGAAAAACGTTTTATGGATCCGGAAGTGACAGCATACAGACCGGAACTGTTACCGAGATTGTGGCAGAAACAGTAACGCTACCTTTGAATGGGTCTTACACCATACCGCAAGGTATCCATTCTGGAAACGGCAAGGTGGTACAGAGTTTGCAGACAAGCTCAGGCGGTACCGTATATCCAACCAGTGAAAAACAGACTGTGCAAACCGCGAATAAATACATGACGGACGATGTATATGTGGCACCGCTTACCGGACTTAAGCCGGAAAATATCAAAAAGGGTGTAACAATACTCGGAGTTGTCGGAACTTATGAGGGGTACAGCTAATGGGAGAATGTATTGTTAAACGTCAGGGTGGCGCAGTAGATGTTTCAGATCTTACGGCCACACCAGCGGACGTTGTGGCAGGCGAAAAGTTTTATGGATCCGGAACAGATGAGATTCAGATTGGAACCCAGAAAAACAGTGGGAAAATCAGCAAAGTGCTTGCGGCTAATGAAACGTATGTTATTCCGCCTGGATATGTAGATGCAGGATCTACGGTAACTCAGAACATTGTTACGCATGAAGCAATGACGATTAATCCAGTTGCAAATGGATCATTGCTCAATATATCCGGCAAGTATATGACTGGGGACATAGTGGTAAATGGCGTAGATAATCTTAAGCCCGAGAATATCAAAAAAGGGGCTTTTATCGGTTCTGTTGCTGGCACATTCGAAGGATATGTGAATACAGATCAGCTTACGCCGTATTGGTATGGTGTGTTTCCTCCTGGACAAACAGGTTTCTATGACAGCGCACTTTATCAGAATCCATCTAGTGCTGGCCCAAACTTTTCCAGCATGGTATATGCGCAGATGTCTGTTGATTGGCAATATCCAGTTGATGATGGGGCAAAAGGAAGTTGCATAAAAATAGAAGGAGAAAAAATAAAAGGTTATACGACTTATGTTGCTCCATATATAACATTTAATAAGCAAATAAATATATCCGAATGTAAGTCTATAACAATATGCTATACTCTTCCGTCAAGAGCTTATGACCAGACATTGTCGACACTCGTATTGTCGCAAAATAAGCCAGGAACTTTTGATACAGGAACGGTATACGAACCAACTCCTTCCCATAATGCTTTAGTCGTTGCATCTGCGTTAGGTTCATATGAAGTTTTTCATTTGGATTACTCAAACGGTTCGGATGAATGGATTGTAAAAACTTTTACAATTAAAAGCCCGTTTAAATACAATTACATTTCTTTTGTTCCGTTTAGAATTCCTGCAGATAATGGTACAAGCCCATTTGTATCAAAAGTTCGATACATAAAGTTTAATAAATAAAGGAGATCATTATGAGCAATGAAAACGTATCTTTACCAGTAGCGGAAGCACTTGCATCAGCACTTGCAAAGATAGAAGCATATGTCCCAACCGAGTACGTTGATAACTCTGAACCAGACATTGACGCAAAACATCTCAATCACGCGGAACAGGGAATAATGAGAGTGACAAATCTGTTAAATGCTGCTGTCGATGTTATACAAGGTCAGGAAAGCCGCCTTGCGGATGCTGAAACGAAGATAGGTACAGCTGCGCTGACCGGCGGTATGACAGATTTATCCAGTGGCCTTAATACGTTAAATAGTAATATCGGAAAGTATTCGTATGGATACATAGAAACCAGTCAATTATCCGGGAATTCTGATTTTGATGTTGATATATCAGGAATGCTTAATGCGATTAATGGCACTCCTATTTTTTTCATTCCACTAGGATACAATCCTTTGACAACATGGGATACACAATTAACATTTAAAAACTATGCCGATTTAAAATCTAAAAAAATAGAAGTGCGAACAATTGGTACTGATACGCAAAAATATAAAATAGCATATATACTCTTTGCAACAAACTAATGACATACATGGTTATGTTACTATTTTGTGGACAACTTTTTGCAGAAAGGAAAAAATTGTGAATTATGGATTTTATCACAAATCAGATCGCGGATGAATTCGCGGAAGAACTTGACAAGGTCTTCGAAAAGGCCTTTGCTGTACATGGATATGACCGCGACTGGATTGAAAGAAATAAAGATAAAATCACACATGAAATTCTTGGCAATTTTCATATAATGTCTGCGTGCGGGAAGCGGCTCTTTATCGTCATAAGTCGCGTAGAGTTTTCCAGAGACACCTATAAACAGATCATAGAGGTCAGTCACTTTGATTGACCTTTAAAGATAAAATAAACAGCCTATATGGCAAGAAAGGAAAAACAATATGGATAAAAACGTTATGAACACCGAGGAAAAGTTACACCGCGACTGCGAACCTCATGATGCTGCGCATTGCGATATTAATGTTCATCACAATCTGGAGCCTGTAACCGATGACTGCGGACATTATGTTGATGCTGGCCCGGGGGTCGGCGTCCCGGCAGGCGGATGGCATCCGGTCAACGGTACTATTGATGCATGCACTACGCCGGACAGCGCACGTCACAACCATGATCAGGATCCAAAGCACGGACCTGGCGTGAAATAGATAAAAGAGGGCTGCGAGTTTATTTGCAGCCCTCTTTTATATCTGCCAATGTATTTTACATGACTATTCGCTGTATAATATTCGTACTGTTCGCGAGTGTATCCTATAATATTTGCGATTTCCTCTGCACTATCCATTGCTTGCTAAGATTTTTGTGATTCTATATCGGCTATATTCGGAGTTTTTCATTGCCGCCGTTACACTGCCATACTTCTCATAGAGATTGATAACGTTTCTTTCTGTTTCGGTCATAACAAAACATCCTCCTCTTTGCTTTTTTCAAAGGCATTTACAGCTGCAACGATAAACTCGTTGACCGATTTGTACCCAAGTGATTCCGATTTTTCTTTCACGAGGTCCTTTCCGCCTTTTGGCAGGCGGAGGAGAATTTGATCATAAGCCTTTTTGTTGTAGCGATCCTTTACTTGACTGGTTGGTTTTGACATTTTATTTACTCCTTTTAGTTAGTCGATGAAACCGATAATCTTAGCATTGCGGATAATAATCTCGTTATCATCATTACCGTACTCAAAGTAATCACCAGCAATAATAGCAGTTTTACCAAAGTAATGAGCATTTTCAAGACCGTTGGAGAGAATTTCTTCTGCGAGGTCAATCTCATTCTCATCAAGATTGCTGATTTCAGAGATGGAGAATCCGCACGTACCATCCAGTTCGACAGGCTCATCGTCAAGATAAGTTGAATGGTCCTCGCCGTAATTCCAATAATAGCTATTTCTGCATGCATCACCAATTCTATAGATTTCATCATCGCAAAGATGTCTGATAGCAACCGCTGAATATCCTCCATTATTAACTTCATTTAACAATTCCAGAGCCGTCATAAGAATACCTCCCTTTCTTTTTGTAGTTCGATTATAACATACTGATATCAGTATGTCAAGGAAACGTGTTGCAGTAAAACTTTTAATTTAAAATTCGTGTTGCATTTTGTGTTGCATAGAAAACAAAAACATGTCATTTCTGCTATATTTATAGAGCAAGTGATAAATATTTAAAGCCAGCAAACCCGCATAAACACTAGAATGTAGCATTTATGCTGGTTTGCTGGCTTTTTATCTAACGGGTTCAAGTCCTGTTGCCCGCA